CCCGCAGCCGCCGCGTCCAGGTAGCCGAGCTGGCCCGACCCGGACCCCGCCGCGATAGTCCACTTGCCGCCCGAGCCTGCGTCCGACCGCCAGATGCCCACTCCGCCAAACCACGAGCTGTCATAGCCCTGGCCGATAACCTTGTGGTTGTGGAAGGGCATCTCAGCGGTGGTCAGGGTGTGGGTCTCCTCGCCGCCGGTCTGCGCTCGCGGGTGGGAGGCAGACGTGCCCATGAGGAACCGGCCTCGGAGGTCAGGGACGGCGAAGTCTGCGCCGGTCCCTGTCGCGCCGAGGACCGCCGCGAGCGCTGGATACTGGGCCTTCTTGTAGGCGGTGCCGTCGCACAGGAGCCACCCGGCGGGAGCCTTCACCCCCGCGTAGGCGACGACGGTACCCACAGGTGCGGACGATCCACCGTCGCCCGTCTGCGTCTCCCGGACAGTACCCAGAAGGTACAGCCTCCGGTTCACGCTGACCGTCCACACGCGGCGGCCCGTCTTCAGGTCGCCCGCGAAGTTGATCGGGTCGGCTGCGAGCGGGGTCGCGTCGCCGTCGAGCTGGACGCGCAGCGGGTCGGTGCCGACCACGACGGCCCACCGGAAGACGGGCGCGAGGTCGAGGCGCGAGCGCAAGCCCGCGACCACGTTCATGAGGTAGTCGAGCGTCGTCATAGGTCGGTCACCTCCAGGAGCCTGGTCTTAACGAGCGCGGTGGGGTCCAGGCTGTACTCGATCTCCTTGACCACGCCCTGCGCCGTGTGCCCCTGGCTCGAAAAACCGGCCACCTGGTTGGGCTGGAGGGGCACCGGCATGTGCTGGATCGTGATCGACGCGGACGGCGTGGACACGTCGATCAGGCGGCGGCGCGCCTGCGAGTCGATAGACCCCTGATTAGCCGCCTCCACGCCGGTCTGTGTCTCGACAATCCACCGTCCGCGCGCCTGGAAGGAATAGGCGCTGGCCGGGTCTTCGTTGGTCGCCACGCCCACCAGCGCCGCCTTATCCTGGCTACCCTCGCTCACCAGGACGACCTTGTTGGGGACGCTGGCCGCGTCCAGCTCGCGCTCCCACTCGGGGCGGTGGATAGCCCTCGCGCCCTCCCGGAAGTCGTAGGCCACGCCTCGCGCCGCCGGACGCACGTAGGGGTCCAGGTGGACCTGCCCCTCACCGTCCGGGTGCGCCGACCAATAGCCCGCCGCGCTCAGCAGCTCATTGGCGATAGTCAGCTTGGACTTGCCTGGATCGTACACGATGTCGGACGACGCGGTGGCCGTCGAGGGCGTGATGGACAGGCGCTCCAGGCCGGTGTCGCGCAGCAGCCCAGCCGCCACGTCGACCAGGTTGGAGCCAGCCTTCACCACATACGTGCGATCCACGCAATCAGCGTCCGGAAGGGCCAGCGGCGAGGACAGATCAACATCCCACGTGGACCCCGCCTCACCGTAGGAGCGGGTGGGCGCGGACAGGAGGAAGACACCGAGGCCCCACGACTGGCCGGACGTGGCGTAATCGACGCGGACGCGCTGCGTCATCCAGTCGATAGGCCCGCACGCCTCCGTGAGGTGCAGGCTCCCGGACGCGCGCAGGCGCGTGGAGTTGCTCAGGGTGATGTTCCCGCCGGTCACGCCGTCGAGACGGCGGATTACACGGTCCTTGGAGTCCAGGAGAGTGACCGTGTAATCCGCCTGCCTATGCGTGTCGAGGGCGCTCACTCGTCGGTCTCCTTCACCGTCCGCGCGAGCACGTCACGCGACAGCTCGATCAGGCCGCGACGGGTGATCAGCGACCCCCTGCCCTCCAGGAACCACAGCGCGCGAGAGTCCTCGTCCGCCTCCGTGGTGAGCACCTCGCAGGAGACGGTCCACGCGCCAACCAGCGCACCCTCCGGATACTTCTCCCTGATCAGCTCCGCGAGCGCGTTTTCCACGTGGTCAAGCCGGTTACTCATGGTCCACCTCCTCGACCTCCAGCTTAACACTCCACTTGCCCGACAGCGCCCGGTCAGCGGTGAAGTCTCTGACCGAGCAGTAAACGCGGCGGCCCATCGGGTCGCGGTAGAGGAACGGCCCCGCCATGTATGACAGCTCCTCCAGCCGCTGAATCATCCAGAAGTCCTCATCGAACAACGTGGCCGACAGGCTCAGGGTCTTGGTCCGGTGCCGTCCGGCCATCTCCACGGCGCGCTCACGCCCCGCGAATCGATACAGCTTGCGGTTGGCAAGGCCCGTCTTGCACGAGTGCAGCGGGTCCCACCGCAGCGGGACGGTGAAGCCGAAATTCTGACCGCCACCAATCCACATGGCCCACGACTCTAGGACCATCTCCTCCGTGGTGACCGCCGACGAGGGTAGCGCCGACGTGGCGGTCACGCGGTACGCCGCCGCGCCGCGACTGACCGACTGGTAGTCGAGGAACTGGCCGGACACGGGCAGGTCCTCGGTGATCGTCGTCCACGACCTACCACCGTCGTCGCTGCGCTCCACCCTGTTGCGCACAGCGGCGGGCTTACCAGCCTCCGGAGCCGGGTTCACCACCCGAACACGCACACACCCCGCCAAGTCGTCCCACTCCGGATACACGCGAGGAGCCGGAGGCTTCTCATAAGCCACCGCAAACGTCTGGTTAACGATGCGGGACTGCACGCCGTGCGCGTTCGTCGCAACCACAACCACGCGGTAAGTGCGACCATCCTCCAGGTACGTGTTCAGGCGGACGCGGGTCAGCGGCCCGCGCACCTCCTGCGTCTCCACAAGGTTGTTGCCGCCCAGGTACAGCTCGACGCGGGCGCTCGACTGCGCCGGGCCACCCTGCGACGAGTACGACCACGCCACCTCCACGAACGACGTTTTGACCGTCTGGGAGGGCGACTGGATCGACACGACGGGGCGCGGCTCGACGTAGAACGTCGCCCGGCGCGAGATCGGGGACGCATCCGCGTGCAGGCCCCAGGTCTTCACCCAATACTCGTAGGTGCCGACCTGGAGCACGCCCACCGTCGCCTGCTGTTCGGTGGCGCGGCGGTCGAACGTCGGCCCCGGCGCGCCCGTCGCCTTCTTCTGATACTGGAGGCTGTAGCGGGTCTGCGGGCTGGAGTCGGTCGGATTATGCCGCCAGGTCAGAATCACCGGGTCGTCCGACGGGAAGTACACGCCGTCCGACGTCGGCTCGGGAGCGTTCGGGCGCGCCAGGAGCTGCACCACGTTGGACGGAGCCGACTTCGCAGACTCCACGGTGCCGCCGACGCAGACGACGCGGTACTGGTGGGTCACGTCGAGGCGCGGGTTGCGGTGCAGCAGGAAAGCCTCATGAGTCTTGATCGAGGCCTTCGCAATCAGCGTGTTACCGTCGTAAACATCCCACCTGGTCGGAGTATAGGGGGCCTTATTCTCCCACGTGATCAGAATGTCGCCGTCCGCGTTCTTCTCCGCCCGGACGTTGACCGGAGCGGGCGGAGTCGTGAACACCGGCTCCGCCTCAGCATAGGCCGAGCCGCCCGCGCTGTTCTCCGACTTCACGCGATACGTGTACTTATGACCGGCGGTCACATTGAAGGTGGCGAGCGAGACCGCATTTTTGACCGGGGCGACAACTTCCCAGTCCGCGGACTCATCCACCCGCCGCTCAACCACGTAGTTGTCGATGGGGTTGGACTCGCCCTGGGGCGGCGCGATCCAGTCAACCGTGATCTGAGAGTCGTTCACGCGGGTGGCGTGGGCGACCGTAGGGGCGTTCGGAACATTGACCGGACGGGCAGGCAGCGTCAGGTAGTTTTCTACCGCCGGGTTACCGCCGTTCCAGATCGGCCCAAGGCTCGCGCCAATGCCCACCGTGGTCTCCTGCCCGTACTTCAGCGGGACGTTGAAGGACCACTGGCTTAGCTGCTTGTAGACCGTCTGGCCGTAGCCGGACGAGAAGCTGAACGCCTCGGAGCCTTCACCCGAGTAGCCCCACCAGCGCCAACGGTTGGTCCAATTGTGGCCGTACCCGTCGGAGCAGGCGGTCACGGTCGCCGTGACCGTGACCGACCCGCTGGCGGGGTCGCCGGACCAGTCCAAGGCAATGCCAATGAACATGTAGCCGCTAGAAGCGGACCATACGGTAGCCATTGGCTACCTCCCTTCGTTAGAAGCCTGCGCCGAGGAGATCGCGGGCGCGCGTGCGAGAAGCCGGAGCCAACGCATCATTCACAGCGCCCCTGGCCGCCACCCTCATGCGTGCCATCAGCTGGCCGTCCTCGTCCACGACCACCAGCGTATCCGGCCCGCCCACCTGAGCGGCGCGGTTCTGAAGCGCGTCCCACTGACCGGACGTAAAGACCGGCTCGGGCCTGCCCGTCTTATTCAGGACCGTGGTCAGGCCGGGCTGGAGGTACCCGCCGTTGTCGAACTTGTACGTGCCCGCCGTGGGGCTGCCCCAGATGCCCGTTTCGCGCACGAAAGCGCCGGGCTTCGGGGCCTCCACCATCATGCCGTTACCCGACGAAATGGCGACGTGCCAGGCCGGATTACCCCAGTACAGGAGCGTGCCGGGGACGCTGGCGTTGCCCGCACTGGAACCAGACTGGTATCCCGCCGCCGTCAGACGCGGAATCGAACTGCCCATCTGGTGCGCCGCCCAGTAGACCAGTCCGGAGCAGTCGAGACCCGGCGGGATAGACGAGCCGCCCCACACGTAGGGCACGCCGATAGCCTTACGGGCAGCGTTGACGATGCCCACCGCGCCCATAGTCTCCGTCTTGCCCTTCAGCCAGTTGGCAAAGCCGTCAATCCAGATGCCGGGGACGGCGCGCATGGAGTCCGAGATCATGCCCGAGCCGGGGAGGTTGGCCATCATGGCGTTGACCGGGGCCTTGATGAAGTTCGCCACCGCGCCGATGGGGTCAGCGATAATCTTCCCCATCGTGTCCGCCGCGTCCTTAATCCAGTCCCAGCCACCACGAACAGCATCCCAGATACCGCCGTTGGCGTAGGCCGCGAACTTGACCCCAGTGTCCCCGCCGGGGATGTAGGAGGAGTGGGCGCGGGCGGCGGCGTTCATGCGCGCCACGGCCTCGGGACCGCCCACCGCGCGCACCCACTCGGGGCGCATGATGGCCTCGCCGCCAGACAGGGCGAGCGCGCCGCCACCATCCGGGGAGAAGAAATGGTAGATGTCCCGGCCAGGCGTGTAGCCAGGCAGGACACCACCCGAGGCGTACTCAGCAATAGGCGAGACCGCCGGGAGACGGAAGGACAGGCCGAGCTTGTCAGCCATGCTGTCCGCCGTCTTCTTGATACCGCTCGTGTAGACCGTGTTGATGATGAAGTTGATGGGCTTGGCGACCACGGACTTGACCGAGTTCCAGATGTTCGCCACGCTATCCTTCATCGACTGGAAGGCCGACTGGATGCCACCCGTCACCGTCGAAATGATCGACTGAAGCGTGCCACTCATCCACGTGGCAACGTTATTGATCGAGGTCTTAATGCCCTCCCAGATCGACGTGATGGCCGTCCAGAGCGCCTGCGCCCCGGCCTTGATGTTCTCCCACACGGTCGAGATCACCGGAAGGACGTAGGACTGGAACCATCCTGCGACCGTCTGCACCGTCGTCTGGATGCCCGTCCACACGGCCTGGATGCCGTTCCACAGAAGCTCCGCGCCCGCCTTGATGCCGTCCCACACGGCGGTGATCACCGGGAGGACGTAGGATTGGAACAGGTCCGCTGCGACCTGCACGCACGTCTGGATGTAGTTCCAGTAGGCCTGGATGCCGTCCCATAGGAGGCCCGCCCCTGCCTTGATGCCGTCCCACACGGCGACGATCACCGGAAGGACGTAGGCCGTGAAGAAGTCCGCCACCGTCTGCACCGCCGACTGGATGCCCGCCCAGGCCGACTGCATGTACTCCCACAGCGTCGCAACGCCCGTCTTGATGCCTTCCCACGCGGTCTGAATGTACGGCCAGACGTAGGTCACGATGAAGTCGGCAATCCCCTGGAGAACGGCCTTCCACGCCTCGATATACAGGGCGATAGCGGTCACCACGACCCACACGGCGACCTTGATACCCTCCCACACCGACTCAAAAACTGGCAGGAGGTAAGTCTTGAACCAGTCGATCACGGAGCCGACCGCGCTCTTGATGCCCGCCCACATGCCGTCGATGAAGTTCCTGAATGTCTCGCTCTTGTTGTAGGCGACGACGAAGGCCGCGACCAGCGCGCCAATAGCGACGACGATCAGACCGATCGGGTTCGCGTCCATGGCAGCGTTGAGCAGCCACTGGGCGGCGGTGTACGCGCCCGTAGCCACCTTACCAGCCACCATAGCGCCCTTCTGGGCCACCCACGCCGCCGTCGTGCGGCCCACCTGCACGCCCTGCTGGACGATGCTACGCAGGAAGTCGCCCGCGTACATGGCCTTCAGCGCGACGGTCTCCGCCAGGTCACCGGCCTTGGCGACCTTCGCCGCCGTCCAGGCCGACACCTGACCCCACACCTGGGTGGTCAGGGCGACCAGACTCATGGTGCCCGTGACCGTCTTCCAGGCGATAAAACCGCCCACGACAGACTCCAGGATGACCTTGTTCTGCACGAGCGCGCCGAAGAACGACCCCAGCACACCCCAGAACGGCGAGGACACAACGCCGCCCAGGAAGCTCGCCACGCCGGGTATCACCGTCGTGGACAGGAAGCCCCAAATGTCCATGACGTTATCCCTGACCGATAGGATAAAGTCGATAAGGCCCGAGTCCTCCTCGACCCCGAAGAAGTTGCCATCGAAGTTGCCGTTGACCGCGAGGTCAAAGAACGACTGCACGCCGGGGACGAGGGTCCCGGTCACCCAGTTGTACAGGTCCAGGCCGGTATCCTTGATCGTGGTCAGTGCCGTAATGACACCCGAGTCCGACGCGAGACCGAAAAGGTTCCCGTCATAGCTGCCCGTGGTGACCAGCGTCCAGATCGACTCCAAAGCGGGGAACAGGGACCCGTTAATCCAGCCGAAAGCGGCGGACGCGCCCTCAGCCACCACGCCCATGAAGTCGGTCAGGGCGGGCTTGATGCGGTCCACGATCTCCATACCGCCCGTGACGAGGGCGGCCTGGAGGTTGCCCCACGCGCCCTCAATCGTGCTGGTAGAAGTTGCAGCCTCGCGGGCAACGTCGGTGAAGCCCAGGTCCAGAATCGCCTGGTTGAATTCCTGGGCGGTGATCTCGCCCTTCGCCATCGCGTCACGGAAATTCCCCGTGTACGCGCCATTCTTGAGCAGGGCCTCCTGGAGCTTGCCAGACGCGCCCGGAATCGCGTCGGCCAACTGATTCCAGTTCTCGGTGGTCAGTTTTCCCTGACCAGCCGTCTGGGTCAGCACCATGCCAACCGACTTGAAGGTGTCCGCGTTGCCGCCCGCGACCGCGTTGAGGTTACCTGCGGCCTCGGCCAGCTGGTCGTAGCCTTCCACGCCGTTGGCGGCGAGCTGGGCCGTAATGTTCTGGATGTCGGAAAGCTCGTACACGGTGTCGTCCGCGTACTTCTTCGTACTAGCGGTCAGCTTCTCGATCTCGTCCGACGCGACACCGGCGAAGGACAGCGTGTTCTTGAACTTGTCGGTCGCATCGCTGGCCGCGAGCGCCTCCCTGGCGACGTCCGCGAAGCCGACCACGGCACCGATGGCCCCCATGGCCCCGAGGGCGAGCGCACCGGCCTTGGCCGCGCTCTTGAAAGCGCCGCCAAGGCCGGACTCGATCTTCTTCTCGGCGGGCTTGGTGTCGACGTCGCCCAGCTCCTTGCGGACGGAATCGTTCAGGCCCTTCAGGGACGGCGCGATCTGAATCCACGCCGTGCCCAGGCTAAAGCCGTTTTCCGCCACGTCAAGCTCCTAACTGTGCGCCGCGACCCACCGTCGCGCCCTGTCTTCACGCCTCTGGGCCTCCGCCTCCGCCCGCTCGAACCAGCCAGGCTCAGGCGGGGCGACCGGCTTGGGCACGTCGCCCTTCTTGCCACCCAGGGACGTAATGATTATACCCTCCAGACGGTGGCTAGCGGCGAAGGTCGCCGCCACCTCGTCCGTCCAGGCCGCCGCCCCGCCCATGCGTTTGCGGAGCAGCGACCCGGAGGGCAGGTTGTCGATCAGCACCTTGACACGACGCAGCGATAGGCCTCCGGTGAAAACCTCCGTCAGGTCAAGGTTGTATGTCATCTGGAAGTCGGCCTCCAGCACCTCCCAGTGGTCCTCCAGGAAGGTGCAGAGGCCTATCAGTTTCCCTGGCGGAGGGCCTGGAAAACCGACTGGACAAACTCGACCACCTTGGAGTATCGGAGCTTGCCGGACTCCTCGCGGAGGGAGGTCAGCGCGGCCTCGCGCTCGCCCTCATCCGGGATAAGCAGTTCCAGCATCGGGCGGTAGTCGCCCTGCTCCATTGCCACCATTGCGTCGAAGTCGTCCACGTCGGTGGGGTCAACGTCGAGGGCAACGCCCATGACCTCGACGTGGACGGGCTGGGGCGCGCCAGTGTCGCGCTTGGACTGGGCCTCGCGGCGCGCCAGCTCAGCGGCGGAGGGGGCCTTGGTGGTCTTACGGGCGGTGGTGGTCTTGGTAGCCATGATCTGTTCTCCTAAATAGGCTATCGGTTAAATTGTCTGTTCTCCAGGGGGTGTGATGCCCACCCGCGCGCCGGGAGAACAG